CCTTGTGAGAAAGCGCCGTTTTCACTGCTACGTATTTGGTAGGCCGTGCCAGATTCGAACTGGCGACCAACGGATTAAAAGTCCTTTCCAACCCCTCGAAGAAAAAGCGCGTCGCGTAAAAACAAGCACTTAGGTGCGACAGGGAGCGCCAAAAACGCCAGAAACCGCCGGGGGTCCAACAGAAAATTGAACCACTGGCGCCGCCTCACGCGTCGGTCTTCTTCGGCTCCCTCGGCCGCGGCTCGGCCTTCAACAACTCGGCGGGGTACAGCTGCAGGAACTCGGTGGCGCCGGCGGCCGGCGCTGCGAGCCAGTCGGCGTACCGCTCCGGCGGCAGGATCACGATCATTCGCTTTTCATCGCCAGGCCGATGGAAATTCTGCATCAGCGTGTGGTCGGTGGCGTTGATGGTCAGCATGGTGAAACTGTAAATCTCGGCGCCGTCGCTCGGTTGCTTCCACCAGGCCCAGAGTCCGGCAATGCCCAGCGGCTCGCCGTCAACGGCGGATATCCGCGTTGGGATGGCCTTGCCGCTGCGCCAGTCGGGCTCATAGAACGCATCGGCGGGGATGATGCAGTGCCGCGCATTCTTCCAGGCATCGCGGAACGCCGGCTTGGCGTCCACGGTTTCGGACCTGGCGTTGAACGTCTGGCGGCCGATCTTATCGTCCTTGGCCCAATGCGGGATCATGCCGAAGCGGCCCCGCTCGATCTCGCGGTCCTGCACCGCGTCGTCGCCAGTGTCCATGTCGGCCTCGCGCGGGCGCCGGATGAAGGGCGCTTCGTACTGCGGCCAGATGTCGTCCTTGGTCGGATCCCAGTCGTCGGGGAACGTGACGCCGAAATAGCGCTCCAGGCGTTCCTTTTCGCGGATGATTTCGTAGTGGCTGCACATGCGCCGATTTTACTGCAGCGACCCACCCCGCATGTATATCGCCTCCGGGCAAAGGCTCCGGCGGGGCATGTCGCCTACCCTGGGGCCGTCCTCGTTGGTCGCGCCCATGGCGAGCAGCGCGCGCGTGGCCTGGGCCAGGGCGGCCTCGTACTCAGGGGCCTTCGAATGCCCGATAGCGACGGCTATTTCGGTGCCGGTGCCGGAGTGTTCCTCGACGGCCCAATCGTAACCAGCGATCAAATTTTCGGAGATCGAGATCTTCAGATCCCGCAGTTTCTTCCCCAAGCGCCTTTCGGCAGGGCCGGCATCGGGGAGGGTGTCCGGTTCGGACGTGTTGATTCCGCGCATGGCAATCGCCTCGCAAGTTGTAACGGGGGATTGATGCTAGCACAAAAGACTGTATAGAATGCCAGCCCTGCCACTTTCAAGGACTGCCATGGAAAACGAGGACGATGACGACGATTATGTCGAGGACGTGGGGCAATTCTATGTCGAGGATCCGGTGGTTTACCCTCACACGCTTTATAAATTCCGGGTAACCGACAGCTCACGCGGCAAGCGCACTACCTACAACACGCGATGGTGGCTATCCGAGGCGGACGCGGCCCGGCGGGTGGCGCGCGGGGAATGGGAGGCAGCGGTGCGGATTGATTCGGACCCGATGGTGGTCACCGGGCCGGCCGGTGACCATCGAACACCATAGCTATTTCGGGGCCGCCGGCGCCTCGGCCAGCAACTTGGATTTGGCCTCGCTGCCGCGCGTCGACCCGAAGTAATAGGCCAGCACCTGCTCGGCCTTGGCCGACAGGTAGCCGATCAGCGTGCCGGCCAGCACCGTGTCGATCTCGGTTTTTCCCCAGAGCGTGCCGATCACCACCGCGATGAACGCGCCGATCACGGCATAGGCCAGGTTGCGGTTGGTCTTGTCGCCCACCGCGGCCTCGCGCCGGCGCGCGCTGTCGCGGTCGTCCGCCTCGATCTTCACCAGGTCGATGTCCAGCTGCTTCATGTCCTTGATGAACTGCTGGTCGGCCTGCTTCACCGCCAAGAGGTCGGCGGGCGTGGCGCCGGCCAGGCGCGCGGCGATGTTCTCCTGGGTTGGCTGATCGACGCCCAGGGCGTTGCCGATGGCAGACACCGCCATGCCCGCCAGCGGGCCGCCCAACGCCGTGGCGAGCCCAGGCGCCACCGTCTTGATGAGGGCTTTCCAATCGAAGTCCATCAGATATCCTCCGCTGCCAGGTCAAGGTTGTGGGCGCCGCGATTGGTCCAGCCGCGCCCGAAGGTGTTGAACGTCGAAAGCTTCGCCCAGAAGCGCAGGCGCGCCGCCATGAAGCGCAGCAGCAGCTTGGGCACCGGCATGGCCTTGATCGCCGCGATGCTCACCGGCCCGATGTGGCCGTCCTCGGCCACGCCGGCGGCGTGCTGCAGGAACCGGACGGCGGTCTCGATGCCGTGATTGACCGCGGCGTCGAACACCTGGAAGCCGATGGCCCCATCGTATTGGTCGGCGCCGGCGCGCTTCCAGTAGTAGGCCTCGTAGATCGCTTTGGCCGACGAGCGCGGCAGGTCGCGCATCGCACCCGCGTAGCCGGCGGCGCGCGCCACGGCGGCGGTGATGCCCCACATAGTTTCCCCGCCCGGGTCGTCCGGGTGGTTGCTGTAGGCGCCCTCGTTGGTGATGAGGCGGTCAAACGCCTGGTCAAAGTTCATTTATCAACCTTTCTATCGAGCTTTTCTTCGATGCGGTCCAGTTTTCGGAAGATGGCCTCGGCCGTTTCCTTGAAGTCGTCGCGCCGGGTGTAGAGGTTGGGCAGGTTGTCCAGCCGCTTCTCGATGTCGCGCTGCGCGTCGTACATCGACTTGAGCGCCCAGCCGCCGATGGCACCGGCGATGCTGACGGATATGTTGAAGGCGGTCAGGATGTCCATGATCAGCCCTGGTCGAGGCGGCGCAGTTCGTCGATCGCGTCGTGTTCCAGTGCGGTGATGGATGCCGCCGTGATGCCGATCATGGCCGCTGCGTTTGCATTTTTCGTCGGTTGGTCGGCACCCTGCACGCCGAACTCAGCAGCGAGGCCGGCGTTGTCGTTGTCATACTGCGCGGCATCCATGATTTCTTTGGAGCGCTTGAGGTCGGCAATGCCTTCCTTGATGTGATTGACCCCCCGGGCCAAAATCTTGGCGCCGTTGCTGGTCGCCTGATCGACGATGATTCGATTGCTCATGGCTGTCCTTTCAGTAGTTGCAGCACGGATTTAATGGTGTCCTCGATCGAGGCGCCGGCGGCCATCTTTCGCTCGATGCTGTCGATGGCATCGGTGCGGGCACGCTGGTTGGTGGCTTTAGAGTTCCCCTCGGCCACTCCGGGCAACGGATCGGCGTCCTCGGGAGAATTGCCATCAGCTACCCATTGCAAAAAAGTTCGGTAGTCCTGGTTTTGCGGGTCGGCGGGAATGAAGCGGCCGTCGAGAGAAACGCCGGTGCCGTGAAGTTTGTAGGTCATAGCGAGGCCTCTGCGGTTACGTGAATGCCAATTTGGCTTTGCGCGGTCGCGGCGGCCTGCAGAGACACACGGTTAGGGGCCGTGTCCAGCACGGTGACCGTCCGATCGAGCCCGCCGGTGAAGTCGCGCCAGTTCGCATTTGCCACCGATGGGTTGTAGGTGGTGAGCGTCGGACTGGCGAACATGACGACCGGAAAGAACAGCGACCCGCCGGACACGCTTCCGCCGCCGACAGCTCCGACTTCAAATGCCCCGGAACGGCCGGCGTTCTGCGCGGGCGCGGTCGCCTTTGGGAACGTCTTGTAGTAGTAGCGCTGGCATCGCGCCAGCTCGACGGCATAGTCGGGCTGCGAGAACGCGGGAGCCACCGCGCCAGCGCCATACCGCCAGCGCGCGATGTCAAGCGTCACATTCTGGGCCGCGGTGCCTTCGGTCCAAATAAACAGGATCACGTTGTTGCCGGCGCTACCCAAGGTGGCGGACAGGGTTGTCAGGTCCGCCCAGGTCGCGGCGCCCGGGGTCAGGGTGCCGACAGCGGCAACCGTCAGGTTTGCCGCCAAGAAGAAGCCGCCGGCGGTGTAGCTGGCGGAAGTCCAGTCCAGCACCACATCGGAGGTCACCGCGTCGGCGCTGCCGGTCCATTCGAGGATGGCATAGCGTAGGGGTGCGGCGGTCGAGAAGCGCACGCGCGCCGCCATCGCGGTGAGTTGGCCACGCAAGTCCTTACAGTTCACCGATTCGAGGATCTGCGCCACGCCCATGCGCTGCGCTGCCGCTTGGTTTTGCAGCAGGCGAATGTTGAATGGACTGCCGTTCTCCTGGTCGGCCTGCTGGCTCACGTTGATCGACGCGGTTTGCGTGAGAACGTAGAAACCATCGAGGCAGTA